AAAACAGGCAATATCCTGACGGCTACGATAACGAAATTATATCTTGGGATACCCGTGTTGGAGTTTGGAATGGGTGGGATGTTAAATATGTAGAGGTAGAGGAGTTAGACAATGGCGAATAAAAGATATACAGAAGTTGCAGTCAATATAACTGTAGATTTTACAGGTTGGGCAACAGATTGTTCTATAGAAGAAGCAAAGGAATTAGCTACAAAAAGTCTTACAAATAATATAGAAGAACATTTAGATGTAAGGATAGATTTTGAAAGTTTAGGTGATGAAATAAAGGAGAACGACAATGAGCGATAAGATCAATCCACCTTATTACCGCAAAGGAATAGAAACGACTGATTATATTGTTTCACATTCTATGAACTACCTAGAAGGTAATATCATCAAGTACGTTACCCGATACAAGGACAAAGGCGGCCTTGAAGATTTACTTAAAGCAGAGTGGTATTTAAATAAATTAATTAAGGAGACAAGAAACAAATGAGTGAACCAACAAAGAAAGAACTGCAAGGAATACTTGATGCTCACAATGAATGGTATGGCACAACCATAAATGAATTCACCATAGACCATTTAACGAACGTAGCAATAATTAGAGACTATGTGTCTGATTGTCCAGGTTGGACTGGTCATATAGCTTTAGTAGTTTGGGGAGATGCTTGTTACAAAGATATTTTTTATTACGACTATGAAAGTGATAAATGGACACTAGCCGAGTCAATGAACGAAGGCGATTACAAAGTTAACAAGGAAGTTTATTAAGGAGTACGACAATGAAAAGTTACATGATTAGGGCAGAGAGAAGAGTGATTGGTTACTACCATATCAAAACCAAGTCTCTTGAAGAGGCTAAAAGGCAAGCAAGCTACCAAATGGATGTGAACCCACAAAACTGTATAGAAGAAGAGAAGTATGAAGAAGTGGTTGTGAAGAGAGAACCAATGGTAGTAGAGCCTTACAACGAATTTATAAAGGAGAAAAGCTAATGGATAAAACAATGTATGCAACAGTCAAATTAATTGTAAAAAATTTAGCAGATGCCGAAGATATATCACAAGCTGATTATAACTTTGAGCATGAAGATATTATTCATACAGAATGGATAAGCACAGAGGAGAAAAAATGAGTAAAGTTAAAAAAAGCAACGCAGGTTTAAATGCCATGTTAGAAGTTTCTGACCCCGTATCTCAAATAAAACTAATGGAAGAAATACAAGATTTGGTAGAGGATTTAGGTTGGGAGTATCAAAGAATGTCCTCAAGTGGGAGAGCAACTTACAGAGAATTGTGTCTGACACTTGGCTGGGAATTTGAATGGGAGGACGGAGAGTGAAAGACAAAATAATGTTGCTTTTAGTTTTGATTGCTATTTTGTTCTTATTATTTTCAATAGTAATAATGATGCTTCATCAAATACTACTAGCCGATCAACAAATATTAGATTTTATAAACAATCAGAGAAACTTATGAACCTACAAGAAATTACAGGGGTAGGAACGCAGTACGTAAATTGTTGTGAACAATGGGTAAGGTACAATGTTGTTTTAAATTCGCAGGGACTACCTTTAGTTTATTTACACACAGAACAACACGCGATTCTTAACGATAAAAAATTGCATAAATTAGTAGTTAGTGAAATCATTAACAAACTTACAGAGGATTTAGGATGACGAAAGAGTACATTTTAGACAAACTAAGCGGGGAGTATGTACTGGTTTGCTCAGACTCTACACGTCCAACGATACGATTAGGCACGGACGACTTAGAGACTGCAAAACAACGAGCAAAGCCATACATGAGCTTTAATGACTGAACTATATAAAGGCAAGTTTGATTACCACCCTACCTTTCAATTTAATTCCGATAATCACGGTATAATAGATTGGACTCTTCACATGGAACCACCTGAAAGTATTTATTGGAAAACAGGTAAAATAAAGAAAAGCCACATAAGGATCCTTAGCCAGGTAACTCCTGAACAAAGAAAAGAACTGACAAGCGAGCTTTATTTAGATATAAACCCACCCAAGGAGAGTCCAAAGAGGATTAAACAACTATGAAAAGAAAGATAGCATACTTAGATAAACCGCAAGCTAAAGCTGTGGTGCAGATATTTAGAAGAGGGCAACTAGGAGACCTAGCTGTGTTTTTAAAAGTGGATAGCAAGCACAAAAACGGACAATACAAACTGTGCTTAGATTGTCCTACAGACACCCACCCACGACTGGTAAACAAGCTCCAGGACGTAGCGGACACGTTAGTAGAAACACACAAGCAAGCAATCGAATCTATGTTGTGGGAAGAGTACGATGATAAAGATACGGAACCCGAAGAAGATGGTCTTAGGGATTTCATAGACTTACTGGGGAGCTACGACTAATGAATTTAAGAAACGCATACAAAGAATGGCAAGAAGATTGTCCCGACAGTTATATGATTAACGGAAGAAAAAGACCTGTGAAGTGGATCAGGAAGTTAAAAGCCTACAAGCAAAGAAACAAACAAGCTAAATGTTTATTCTGTAACAAACTTGTCGGTAAACAAGATTTAAGGACAATAAAAGATGGAGGTAGTGGATATTGTTGTTCTAATTGTTATCAACTGTCTTAGAACTAATCAACAATAACGGCATCTTCTGCCTCAAGCAAAGGCTTATAGTCTCCGAGTAGTTTCTCTATTCGTTCTTTTATCTCTACTTCACTCAAAGAATCTAACGTACCTGTTCTAACTTCTTTACGTTCTACATATAGACCTGCCGCTCTACCTCGTTGCACCTCAGCAGATACGGCTGCAGTAAGATTGCCTTTGTCTATGGCCTGATCTCTGATCTTAGCTAACTCTCTGACGTGGCGACTAAAAGTGACCTCGTATTTCTTATCCAGCTCAGCCTGGAGACCTTGTATATATCGAACAACAAGCGGGTACTTCTGAGGATTTAAAAGTTCCGAAGCTCTAACGGCAGCTCCAGACTCTCCATAGCCAGCAGCTAGTGCACACTCTGTTTGTGTTTTAGATCCATCGTTGTACACATACTCCTTAGCAAAAAGCATTTGCTTAGGCGTTAAGTGTTTGTCGTTCTTACCTGATATGTTTCCTGATGTTCCTTTTGGCATTCGCAAAGTATATACCAAGGTAATTAAAAGTAACAATACCTATAATATATGGGACAGATAATACATAACTTCTGTCAGGTTAGCTCTAAACCCGCATTCTTTCAACATTCTTGGCACTTTCTAACCTGAGCTAACTTCTGTCAGGTTAGACGGAAACCCTTATAAAGGTTATATTTTCATCACTTCTAACCCAGAAAATAAAAATTCTGTATTTTTGACGTACTTGTAAAATCTTTTTGAAATATTTCAGGTTAGGTTAGGTTTTGTTATATAGGAATAAAAACATTGTTAATAAAATCAATAGCTTACAATCTAACCTTACCAAAGTTAGAAGATTTTTATTAGTAACAAAATCAATAACTTGCATCTAACTTCTAAAGTGAGGTTCAGGTTAGAAAGTCCGTAGTCCTTGGTCGACCGTCCGTAATTCTATATAATTAATCCCATGAATAAAGACAGAATAAAACAAATAGAGAAAGAACAGTTAGTCACAATAGACTACGTAATATTCGAACCTATGCCAAAGAAAAGACCTTTTCCAAGAGACAAGTACATTTATGAATATACTAATGCAGAGTTTGAAAAAGATTTCATACAACTAGATAAGATAATTGTAAGAGCGTCTTTGTTTATGATATTTTTAAGCTTGGCAGGAATGTTTTACGCTTTATCTTATTAAAAAGTAAGTCCTTGGTCCCTCGTCCACAAAAAAGGCTTGGTTATACAGGATCCTTACCCGACAGGCTACCGCCTAAATGCTTTTTCTGCGCATTCTTAAAAATCTTATCCCAGTTCTCGTTGAATTCTTTAACCG